CCGGACAGGTGACATCCTTATCACCCCTAGTTATTTATAACTATTTAGATAAGGTCCGCGGTTGTCAAGCCGCGGCAGAGCCAGATTAGGCTTGCAACAATTGTGGGTACATTTCAAGTACCTGCAACTGTTCATCGAGCCGGTCTGCAAAGTTCCGAACTGCCTTACTAAGGGTGTATTGACCCTTATCGAGAATCGATTTGTCGGTTCTCGGAAGAGCAAATACACGTAACTTATAAGACCAGTCGGATCCCGTTCTGTCCTTCTCCTCCAATTGCTTGATCAGCTCATTGAATTCTTTAGCCACAGCACGTTGTGCTTGTGTAATAAAGAAATCACGAGGTGGGCAAGCCCTTGGAAGAAGTAATCTCTCCTCATCAGAAAGGTTAGCTTTATACTTTTCTCAACTGTTATACAGTTTATGAGTCAACCCACTAAGTGGGTATTCTCACATATCTGTAAAAGTTGATTTTAGTATATTAGACTCTGCAAAGGTTGCCACAATTGTATTGGAAAGTATATTTCTACATACTTCTTCAGACAACTGTGGTAAACGGTAGCCCTTCTTACAAATAAGCTCGTTTAGGAGCTCGTTTGCAGGAGAGGTACCATGTACTAGTGATAGTACACCATTGCACGCCCAAGACTTTTCTTCAACCTTCTTAGCGAAGGAAGAAGATCGGTTAAGGACGACCTTCTGGTAAAGAGAGACACTTGATCATATGTTCAAAGTCGGAACCCAATTCCTTTTATTTTGTTCATAAAGAAGTGTTGTAAGCATATCATATGCTTTACCACATTCTTTTAGAGCAGATATAGGAAAGGGGCTGATCTCGACCCCCAGGTAGAACAGCCTCTTAGCAAACTCAAACATCTTTTCAGATGTGTGGGTTTTCGCTACAGAGTAGTCTACACCGAGGTTCTTGATCAGACTAAGATACATATCCCCTACTTGACTATCTCCAATTACAATATCATCACCTAGTAGGGCATATGGAAGAACTTTTCAGTTCTTTCCTAATACCTTACAACAGTAATAGATAAGATAATGGTGTGTTAAGGCAAAAGAGTTGAATGATGAGTAAGCACCCATAGGATTTCCAGTGGCGTAAATAAATTCACGCCCTTTGAATTCAAACGGGTAACCTACCATCACATCAGCTCAAGCCTCAACATAGTCGGAGGGGAGCTGCGCAGCCAGGACTTGTTTAATTAGTGCAAGAGGAAATCTATCAGTTGCCGACGAAAGGTCGACAGAATAGAAAACCTTAGCACCTTTTAAACTCTTCCTGAAATGCGACTGATCAAAGGTACAATCCTGCCTGACTTTCTTAAGAGCATTAGCCAAATAAATGTGAAGTGGTTTAAGGCATGCTTGACTATATCAGTCAAGAATTCCTACCACTCGCATTTTGGCCTCCTTATCTTTAAAGACACCAAGCCTCCTTATTACAGGATTCTTGGTTTTAACTTTAATTTTAAGGAACATCTTAAGAAATCTATGAACAATGCTATTCCCGGCAACCCTCACTAAGTGACCAACTTGTGGACCAGAAATGGTCTCAAGACTTGCCACTAATGAGGCGGGAAGAGCTTGGGCATCAACGAAACTCGTCGCCAAAGCATGTCCATTCGGACCTGACTTTGAACGATAAGTATCGAATGATACTCTCATAGATCTAGGTCTGGCAGTAACGGGATGGTACCCAAGTTCTCGTCAGAAGGAACCTGCATACATTGCAAGATTAGTTACATCCCCTTTACAGGGTTGTGTAATCGAGGCAAAGTCTACAGGACCTCCTAACTTTAGTGATCTCGTACTGTATAATACCGTCAGGACCAGGCTTATTGCTAAGGCTGATCCTCCACGGATTATAGGTATAAGGTCACCAAGAACTTTGGGTATCCCATCTCCAGTAACCGCAACACCCGATAACCTAACTGGCTTACCTGACAGGTAAGACAGAAGGATAACCCTACAAGATTTCATGTACTCAAGAGTCCATTGTTGACCCTTGTGTTCATTTAAGTCTTGTAGGCGGGTGATCAGTTTGTTGCAAGCACTAACTGGCATGGACCCTCCCTCCCTTGATGAAAGGGAGAGGGCTAACCATGCAACAACTTTAAGATTAAATTTTAACAATTTTCTCATAGTTGTAGTTAGTTAAATGTACCTTATCCCCTCAGGATTTCCGATTGGGGACATACCCGGGCAGGGGGGATATACCTGAGCCTTACGGCTGTCTTTCCTCTAAACGAGGAAAG